GCGTTTTACGGCATATATATTTTCTTATAGCTTTATTAAATATATGTGGCATTTTTGCATGGGTATCGAGAGATATCGAATAAAGCACCGTCGCCCAGGGTCGACTCATACCTGATATACCTACAGGACGGGGAGGAATTTGTTTTCCGTTGTTGAAATTACCCGACACCCATAGATGGTCCCCAGCCATCTATCATATCTGGGGGAGTATACTATAAACTCTGATTATAGTGAAGACTTTATAGTAGTCTATAAAACTATAATTACAAAATGGATATGTCGCAAAATAATCAAAAACGATCATCCTCAGCACAAAAACAGAATTCTAATATTTCAAAGAAAGTTTCTATGAAGCTTAGTCCATCAAAGAATCATAAAGCAAATAAGTCAAAGTCATGTAATAAGGCTAATTTGGATTTTATTGATGCGATGGACTTATTCATTAAAGCCATGGAAAAAGATAAAGAAAATGCTATTAAGAAACAGCGTGACAAGCGTCACCCTGTATTCCAAGTTGGATTTGGTCCAACAGTGAAGGTTAAATTGGATGATGATACAGTTGAGGAAATGAAAGAGATGATAGATAAGCTACGTGAAGTTAAGGTTAGTGTAGATGTGGAGAAACATATTAAGGAAGCATTGAGAGAGATTAAAGAAGAGGTTCCCAAAATTACGGAGGAATTTCATAGGGTTGCTAGTGAAGCTCCTAAAGTAACACGCAATATGACCTCTATGGAACGCAGTTTGCAAGAAGGTATGTCGAACATATCTGATGTCTTCAATGTATCATTGGCAATGGTTTTAATTTTAGTTTGCGTGATTAAAGTCAGAAAAGGTGGTTCCAAGTGGTGGTATGCGTTGTTGTATTTCGCCGCTAATCTACTTATAACAACAGCAGGAAAGCATGGATACTTAGGTGATGATTTCCAGAAAAATATTTTAAGTATGACAGACCCCATAATGCATCCACAAGTGGATGTTAAAGATGGTTTCCAGAAAGGTATGAGAGCAATGCTCACTTTCTTTTCTGTATATACAACAAGTAAAGTACCTAAAGATAAGAAAATTGATACATTTATTTCACGTGCTGGTAATATTCCGAAAGCTGCAGAAGGGATAGATACCATGGTGAACTGGGCGTATGACACCGTCAAGTCTATGGTGAATTTTGTTAGATGTGATGTATTGGGCATGTCTATGATAGCGTGGGCTGATAGTACTGCTCCTGATGTAACAGATTGGAGTAAAGATGTCACAGAGTTTCTTACAGATGTACATTTAGGCAAAGTACCAGTTGATATTGATAATGCGGATCGTGTCCACAATCTAATTCTTAGAGGTGCTTCATTCTCAGTTAAATATTTTCATAGTAAAGAACATGCACGTATACGTGATATAATAAATCAACATATGAACCTGTTAAGAAAACAAGAAACTAGGTTGAATCAAGCTAACTTGCGTGGAGCAGGTGTGAGAAAAGAACCCACAGCTATAGATCTGAGAGGTCCTACTGGTGTGGGTAAGAAAAT